ACTCCTATGTCCCCACGGGCATCCCAGACTTCGATAAGAAGGCGATGGGGTTAATGCAAGGACACTTCACAGTGTTTAAGGCACCCACGGGCATTGGTAAGACGGAGCTTATGCGTTACCTTGAATGGAACTTCCTACAGCGTGGCGTCACTTTCGCTACAATGCACCTAGAAGAGACTAAGCTACGCTCTGTGCTTGGCTTGGTGTCGTATGACCTCAAGGACAACCTGACCCGCAAGGACTTGGTTGAGGAAAAGGGTAAAACTAATGAAGTCCGAGCAAGCATCCAGAAACTAGGGGATAGTGAGAACTACTTCCAATACTTCATGAAGGACGGACAAGGCGCTGATGAGTTAATCTCACAGATTCGTATGTTCAAGGAGGCATACGGTTGCGACTACGTTATGTTTGAGCCAGTGCAGGACGTTATCTCTGTTGGCTCAGAGCAGAACAAAGAGGGCCTACTGGCTGAGTTAGCCGTCAGGTTGTCTAAGGTGGCAGCAGACCTCAACGTGGGCATCGTCACCATCGCCCACACTAACGAGGACAACGAGGTCAAATACTGTAAGATGCTGGGGCAACGTGCCTCTGTTATCATTCGGTTGGATCGTGACAAGGAAGCGGAGGATTTCATGGATAGGAACACAACACGCCTAATCATTGAAAAGAACCGACCAACATCAGAGGAGGGACACGCTGGAGACATGCTGTTCGACACATCAACATTCACTATGGAGGCTCTATGAAAATTGTATTCGACATTGAAACAGACGGCCTCCTAGACAGGCTCACTAAGGTACACGTCTTTTCGTGGTCTGTAGTGGGTTCTGGTGAGGTAAACAGCACTAACGACCTTAGCACTATGCAAGAGGTTCTGTTCAAGGCTACTACTATCATTGGTCACAATCTGGTTGGCTTCGACATCCCTGCCCTAGAAAAGTTTGGCATCACAACAGATGCTGAGGTTGTGGATACGTTAGCCCTTTCGTGGTATCTTGAGCCTAAGCGCTCACGCCACGGTTTGGCTCACTGGGGTGCGACAGTTGGCGTCAAAAAGCCAGAGGTCGAGGATTGGGACAACCTATCCTACGAGGACTACAAACATCGCTGCGAGGAGGACGTTAAGATTAACTTGGAGGTGTGGGACATACTGGAGCGAAAGCTCAAGCGCCTATACCGTGAAGAAGGAGAGTTAGAGCGGCTTACCAACTACCTCACATTCAAACTACAATGTGCAAGGGATCAGGAAGAATATGGTTGGCGCTTAGATGTGCCAAAGGCTCAAGCCCTACACGACAAACTGTTAGAGATGAAGGAGGACTCACAAAGACAGCTATCACAAGCAATGCCGAAAAAGCCTATCACTAAGGTGATGAACCCGCCAAAGGTTATGTACAAGAAAGACGGTACACTTTCCTCAAGAGGCGAGGCTTGGCAACAATTGCTATTAGAGTCCTACATGCCAGCATCCACAATGCAGCCTATGACTGTGTTAGTTGGACATGAGGACGGCAACCCCAACAGCCACGAACAAGTGAAGGAATGGCTCTATCAACTAGGCTGGAAGCCACGGACATTTAAGTATGTACGAGGTGAAGGTTTTGGTGAGGAGCGCAAGATACCACAAGTACGAGACGGCTCAGACCTATGCCCCAGTGTAGTAGAACTAGCAGAGGTGGAGCCTTCGATCAAACTCCTAGAAGACCTTACGGTTATTAGCCACAGGCTAGGCGTCGTTAAGGGCTTCATTGAGTGTGAAGTGGATGGGTATCTAGTGGCTGGTATCTCTGGACTCACTAACACCTTCAGGTTCAAGCACAGGAAGCCTCTAGTTAATCTTCCTGCTGTTGATAAGCCTTGGGGTAAGGAGATCAGGGGGTGCTTGATTGCACCAGAGGGTAAGGTTCTAGTAGGCTGCGACATGGTATCCCTAGAGGACACTACAAAGCGACACTACATGCAACCACTGGACCCTGAGTATGTGGCAGAGATGCAGGTAGACGGTTTCGACCCACACCTTGACCTTGCCAAACACGCAGGGGCTGTGACACAAGATCAGATCGACCAGCACAACGAGGGGAAGATCAACCTTGGTAATATCCGTAAGGGTTATAAAGCCGCCAACTACGCCTGTGTATATGGTGTAGGGGCATCAACACTCTCACGCGCCACTGGCCTCAAGGTTATGGCTGCTAAGAAGTTAATCACAGCATACTGGGGCCGCAACTGGGCCGTAGAAAAGGTAGCTGAAACAAGAAAGGTTCGTAAGATAGGTGATGAATCATGGATTTACAACGACGTGTCGGGGTTCTGGCACAGCCTACGGTCTGAAAAGGATCGTTGGTCTACAACAAACCAATCAACTGGCGTCTACTGCTTCGACCAATACGTCAAGCTAGTCAAGGAGGCTGGTGAGAAAGTCATTGGTCAATTTCACGATGAGGTAATCGTGGAGACTGATGACCATAAACGAACAGAGCGTGTGCTTCTCGAATGCAGGGACAAGCTCAACACTATAATTCAACTCAATGTTCCACTGGACGTAGACTACGCCGTGGGCAACTCTTATAAGGATATCCACTGATGACTAAGACAACAGTAATCGCAATGACAGGCTTCATCGAATACGCACGAGTATTCCCAGACAACATGGATGACAACATGGACTTCCACGCAAAGACGGAAGGTCAATACAACGTCAACTTCTACCCAGAGACAGACGGAGACTTTGATAAGTTCTTTGGTGCTGGCGCTCCTCCATCAGCTATGGGCCACGACACAATCAAGATTGGTAACCCAGAGCTAGCTTCCGGTAAGTTCTTGAAGCTGAAGCGTCCTAACAAGCACCCATCTGGTATTGAAGACTTTGGTGGCGCACCACTGGTGTTCGACTTCCGCGAAGGTGAAAGCACAAAGAAGTGGTCATTCAGCGAGGATGGTGAACTAGGGAATGGCACCAAGGCTACCGTTAAGGTCTCTATCTATGGTGAAGGCCCACGCGCTTCCATCCGATTGGAGAAGTTGGCTATTCTCGATTTGGTTGAGTATGATGGTGAGTCCAGTGGCTCTGTAGTAAATAAGGACACGTTCTGATGCAAGTAGAGATCAAGATGACCTTCAGTGGTATCACCAAGACTATTTCAGCAGATGTGGACTTTCTAGAGGATTGGCTGCATGTGGTGTCAGAGGCTACACGCTCTGAGTGGACTAACGTAGAGGCCCTAGCGGCTGAACGATCAGATGGTCGTATGGTCTGGAGTTGTGAAGCAGACGACCTTTGGGAGTAGAATACATACTCGCGGGGACTTTAGCAGTCCTCGCGTACACTTTGTGGGAACTAGGTCGTACAAATCGCAAGTTGGACATCATTTGGACAGCTTTACTTGAAGCATCATATGAAGAGGGAGATGAGGATGGAGATTATTGACACTCGCGTCTATCTACTGGACGAAAATAACCATGAGTTAGAGATAGATGTTAGCCTACTACAACGTGGTTGGTTCACAGCCACTAACTTAGACCTTGGGTGTGACCAAGAGCTAACACAAGAACAGGTAGACTTAGCTAAGAAGATATATGAGGAGGAATTACAGGTGCGTGGGTGGAATCCCAACGACATGGAAGAGCTAGTGTCCGACAGCAACTTCCTAAAGTGCCTGATGGAATTACAGGTGCATGAGTGGGAACACTACGAGGAAGCCATGGAGATGTTCGACAACATAGGAAAACAACGCAACACAAATTACAACCGACTAAACTAAAGTCTCTGAAAGGACAACACAATGGATTTTATTTTCTTTATCGTCTTCGTAGCTATCTTTGCTATAATCACCTACAAAATGGCTGAGAACCGTGGGCGTAATGCTTGGGGCTACACTCTCGCAGGTCTCCTGCTTTCACCCCTAATCATGTGGATTGTTCTTGCTATCTTGGGTAAAACACCTGAGAAAACAAAAGCAGACATTCTTGAAATGAAAAAGGTTATGATGGAAGATGAAACCGTCATGGGTCAATAATAACAACCAAACCAAAGTCCCTGAAAGGACATACTATGTTTAAATCTATCATTACAGCCGCAGTAATCGCAACCGCAGCCCTCACTACTCCTACCTACGCATCTAACTTTACAGTTAGCCAGTGTGTTAGTCTAGGGGACGCTATTGAAGCCTTGGCAGTTGCTCGCGACAACGGTATCTCTGCTTCAGGGGCGTTTACTATTCTGACAGACAGCGGCATTCCTACAGAAATCTCTGTTATCCTCTTAGATATTGTTTACCTCACAGGTAAAGATATTGGCGGTGCAACACTTAAGGGGGCATTCATCGGGACTTGTGTTGGGGAGTCAGTATGACTCAGATCGAAGCCACCTACATCGACCACTGCGGGTCGGACCTCACGACAGTTAATGCAGCACGGGTAAGTTTTGGTAAGAAGTCAGAGTATAAGACACTTACAAAGTGTTATGACACAGGTGAAGTTATCGAAAAAACACTGGCCTTGCGTGATACTAAGCTGATCCGTTACCTAGCCAAGCATGGTCACATCAGTCCCTTCGGACATGCCTTCGTGAGCTGGCATGTTCACGCTCCTATCTTTGTAGCCCGTCAACTTGTCAAGCATTCCTTTCTCCGTTGGAACGAAGTGTCCCGTCGGTACGTGGATGATGAGCCTGAGTTCTACGTGCCAGATATGTGGCGTGGACGTGCAGAGGACGTTAAGCAAGGCTCAGGTGCTGAGTGTAAGTCCCAGTATTTCCCTAGCATCTACTCTAATGAGGTCAACGCCAAGGCGCTTGGGGACTACCGCAAGATGCTGCAACAAGGTGTGGCACCAGAGCAAGCTCGTATAATCCTACCACAATCCACAATGACAGAATGGTATTGGTCAGGGTCCCTAGATGCTTTTGCTCGTATGTGTAAGCTACGGTGTGCCTCAGACACTCAGTATGAGAGCCGTATTGTAGCTGACCAAATCAGTGAGAAGATGTCTGAGTTGTTCCCTGTATCTTGGGACGCCCTAGTTAAACAAGGAGAAACAGAATGAGTGACTTTTGCCCAGAGTGCGATGTCTACTTAGACGACGACAACATTTGTTATGAGTGTGGTTGGGGTTATGAGGAGGACATCATCCATCAACCAGACCACTACGCTCGGTTTAAGATTGAACCTATCGCCTTCATCATGGAGAATGAGCTTGAGTTCTGGCGTGGCAACATCATTAAGTATGGTGCACGTGCTGGATACAAGATTTACGATGGTAAGACACAGGAGGACAGTGAGATCACAGACCTAGAGAAGATTAAACGATACTGCGATATGCGTATCAATCAGATCAACTGTGAGGATACGTTGTGAAGATTCTAATTGATGGTGACATCCTAGCATACCGATCAGCCTACTACTGCGAAGATAAAGACCCAGAGGATGGGGAGCATAAGATTGACGACCTTGTGGACCGCATCCTAGAAGCTACAACATTCGCTGGTGGTGATGATGTGTGGGAGATGTTCCTTACAGGTAAGGGCAACTTCAGGCACGACTTCCAAAAAACATACAAAGCACAACGAAAGGAAAGACCTAAGCCTATCTTCCTAGGGGCTATGCGACAATACTTGATCGACAGCTACAACGCCAAGGTCTCTGAAGGACAAGAGGCCGACGATGATATTGCTATCCGAGCCACAGAGCTTGGGCCTAGTACTATCATTGCTTCTATCGACAAGGACTTCCTACAGATTCCATGTGGTCACTACAACTTCAACCGAGGTACGTTGGTTACGGTAGAGGAGTTCGAGGGCCTACAGTTTGTCTATGGTCAAATCCTAACGGGTGACGCTGCTGACAATGTTATTGGTCTTATGGGCATTGGCCCTGTTAAGTCTAAGAAGATGTTAGCCAAGGCAACCACAGAACGTGAGTTATACGACATCTGTGTTAAGGCATACAAAGGTGATGAAGAGAAAGTCATTGAGAATGCTAGGTTGTTGTGGTTACGTCGTGAGGAGGGTCAGATATGGCAACCCCCAGAAGCCGACTAAGAAAATCAGCCCTAAAGGCTGGCTACCGTTCTGGTTTAGAGCAAGATAACGCTAAACATCTTAAGGCTCATAAGACAGACTATGAATATGAAAAGTTCAAAGTCAAATTTGTGTCAAAACCAAGGACGTACACACCTGACTTCAAAATGGCTAACGGTATCATAATTGAGACCAAGGGACGCTTCATGCCTAGCGACAGAACAAAGCATCTGTTGATTAAGGAGCAGCACCCACTGTTAGACATTAGGTTTGTATTCAGTAGCAGCAAGACTAAGTTAAGTAAATCTTCCTCCCAAACATATGGGGGGTGGTGTGATAAACACGGCTTCCTATATGCCGACAGGTTAATTCCAATAGAATGGATGAAGGAGAAACCAAAATGAAGATCGTACAAATCTTGGGTGGCCCATACGAAAACGGGGGTCTGTTCTGGAACCTCTGCCTACTACGCACAGAAGATGGTGTCATGTGGGAAGAGGAGATTTACTATGACTCACCAGCAGACGCACTGAGTGACTTTGAGGACCTACGTAAGTTCGGACCCATTGAAATAGAGGATGAAGACTATGACGACATTTAAATCAGGGCAGGGTAAGACAGCGATTGTGTGGTCTTGTGGACACGCCTCCCCAGAGACAAGCAACGAGCGCTTTGATTGGTTGGGTGGACTAATCCACGACATTAGGCCTGACTACTGTGTAGACTTGGGTGATGGGGCAGACATGAAGTCCCTCAACTCATACGACACTAAGAAGCCACAAGCACTGGTAGCCCAGAGTTATGAGGCCGACATCAACTCATACAACGAGTCACAACAATTACTTCGGTATCGGTTTAAGAAGAGTAAAAGTAAGCGTCCTAAGTGGTACGGCTTCGAGGGAAACCACGAGGCTCGTATTAGAACAGCAATAGGTTTCGACCCAAGATTGGAGGGAGATAAGTATGGCATTAGTTTCAAACACCTCAACACGAAGAAGTGGTTCGACGAATACCACGAATACGAACATGGTGCGCCCGCGATCCATAATTACGACGGTGTTGACTACGCTCACTTTGTGGGCGCTGGCAACTTTGGTCGTGCCATTAGTGGTGTACATCATGCTTATGGGCTACTACAAAAGCGCTATCGCTCTGTCAGCGTTGGTCACAGCCATAAACGTGGTGTATATTTTAAAGATGACGTTGGAAGCAACGGTATTATTGGGTCCGTCGTCGGCTGTTACAAGGGCGCTCCTGAAGGTTGGGCTGGACAAGCGAACAAAGAGTGGTGGAAGGGTGTACTCATCAAGCGAAATATCGAAGACGGTATGTATGATCCACAGTGGATCAGCCTTGAGACACTTCGAAGGACATACGGATCATGAGACTGACGCTGCACTACGTGGCGACGACAACACAGACATAGGGTACAGGGGCGCACACTTAGTGCGTTACCACCCAGATTATCATAAGGTGAAATAAATGACAAAGATCACACTACCACAGGCTACACTTAATTCCCGAAAGTATAGCCTGTGGGTTGAGGGTAAGATTATGACCGAGGGCAAGGACCGCTTGGTTGAAAACACGTTAGGTCTTATGGGAGAGACTGGCGAGATTGCGGAGAAGATCAAGAAGCAAATTCGTGATGGTGAGTTGGTGTCGAGTGAGGAGATTATTAAGGAGCTAGGGGATGTGGTATTTTATGTCACTGCACTAGCTAACTACTACGACAGCAACCTAGCTGAAGTGATGCAGAAGAATGTTGATAAGTTGAACAGCCGCGAAGAACGTGGCGTACTGGGTGGAAATGGAGATAACCGATGAGCTGGTTCTGGCGATACGTAAACTACTTGGCTACATGGCGTGAGCATCGTAAGGCTATCAAGCAACTTAACCAACTGACAAACCGTGAGCTAAACGACATCGGTATTAGTCGATCAGACATTGATCGTATGGTGTGGTTAAAAGAAGATAAAGACAAACGGGGTCGAGAGACCAAGTGAGCAAAGAGAACTACAACTACATGGCCGTAATGGCCCTATTTTATAAGTCACTAAAAGGAACCAATGATGACAATCCGTAATGACAATGGCCCCAAGCTGGGCATCTCTGAAGAAATCCACGCCATGAAGTACCGCAGTAAGGGTGAGACCTTTCGTGAGGCTATGACCCGCGTGGCTCAGTCCCTACAGGATGGCGAAGAGCACTTCCAAAACTTCCGTGATGCCCTGTATCACATGCGCTTCCTACCTGCTGGTCGTGTACAATCAGCTATGGGTGCACCACGAACAGTAACCCCGTACAACTGCTTCGTCTCTATGACTATCCCAGACAGCATGGAAGGTATCATGCAAGCTGCTGCTGAAGCTGCTAAGACTATGCAACTAGGTGGTGGTATCGGATACGACTTCTCGACACTACGACCACACGGTGCTCACATCCGTAGCCTTGACAGCCGCTCTAGCGGCCCTCTGAGCTTCATGGGTATCTTCGACGCACTATGTAAGACAATCAGCTCTGCTGGTCACCGACGGGGCGCTCAGATGGGTGTACTGCGTGTTGACCACCCAGACATCCAAGAGTTCATTCGTGCTAAGAACAACTCAACATCCTTCACACAGTTTAACCTGTCTGTTGGTGTTACTGATGCGTTCATGGAAGCTGTGAAGAATGACACAGACTTTGACCTAGTGTTTGATGGTCGTGTGTACAGCACAGTGAAAGCTACAGCACTCTGGGATGACATCCTGCGCTGCACTTGGGATTGGGCAGAACCCGGAATTTTGTTCATTGACCGCATCAATAAGAAGAACAACTTAGCATACTGTGAGTATATCGCAGCTACCAACCCTTGTGGTGAACAACCCCTGCCACCAAACGGTGCATGTCTACTAGGGTCGTTCAACCTTACACAGTATATGGAGAAAGATGAAGATGGACTATGGGAGTTTAATTATGAGAAACTTCAGCATGACATCCCCAATGTTGTACGAGCGATGGACAATGTTGTTGATCGTGCTACTTATCCGCTAGAGTCACAAGAGAAGGAAGCTAAAGACAAGCGTCGTATGGGTCTTGGTGTTACTGGTGTAGCAAATGCTATTGAGGCCATGGGCTACCCTTACGGGTCAGATGCGTTCCTTAATGAACTAGAGAAAATCATGACTGTCATTCGTGATACTTGTTATCGTACCTCTGTATCCCTAGCAGTCGAGAAGGGTCCATTCCCACTCTTCAAGAAAGAGTACTTGGACAGCGACTTCATGCTATCAATGCCTGATGACATCCGTGACCTTATTGCAACACACGGTATTCGTAACAGCCACCTTCTTTCTGTGGCACCAACAGGTACTATCAGCCTCAGTGCAAACAATGTGTCCTCTGGTATTGAGCCAGTGTTCTCACACTTCTATGACCGCACTATCCAGACCTTCGATGGCCCTCGTGTTGAGCGAGTAGAAGACTACGCCTATCGTGAGTTTGGTATCGAAGGCGAGACTGCTGACTCTCTGTCAGTGTTCGACCACGTAAAGGTTCTCAACCTTGCATCTAAGTATGTAGACAGCGCATGTTCTAAGACCTGTAACGTTGGTGACGATGTTACTTGGGAGCAGTTCAAGCAAGTCTATATGGCAGCTTATGATGGTGGTAGCTCTGGTTGCACAACCTTCCGTGCATCTGGTAAGCGCTTTGGTATCCTTAACGCTGCTACATCAGAGGATGCTACACCAGAGAAAGACTCAGGGGACCACAGCTTCGTGGATGAATCTTCTGTAGATGAGGTTGGTGGGGCTTGTTACTTTGACCCTGCTACTGGCCTCCGCACTTGTGAGTAATTAAACAAAAGGGTGATCCAATGGATAAAGACGACTTCTTTGACATCAACGACTTCGACTACATGGTTGGCGGTATAGCTGGCTATTGTATGTGCGACATGAGTAAGGACCAACTTTGGGTCATCCTAAACCACGTAGATACAGCGTCTGAGTTCTGTTGTGCACAGCAAGCTCAAGAGGACCTCAACAACCTAGTGAACGATTATTATGAAGGGAAATATCATGGTTAAGCAAGCGCCTAAAAAGCAAACAACTAAGCGGGCCACAACTTACAAAGGTGCATCCAAGAAGAAGACATCTGGTATCGTCCCATCAACAGACAACCAGAAGAAACTCATCGACGCTATTGCTTCTTCCGACCAAGTGATTGTGTTTGGTCCTGCTGGTACAGGTAAGACTTACGTGACCACAACCTGTGCTGCTGACCTTTATACCACCAAAGAAATCGACCGTATCATTATCACTCGACCTATGGTCTCTGTTGGGAAAGAACTGGGGTTCCTCAAGGGTGACCTCCAAGAGAAGTCAGCGCCTTGGGCCATGCCAGTAATTGAGGTACTCAACAAACATCTTGGTAAGGGGGCAGTAGAGACTGGCATTAAGAACGGCAACATTGAGATGGCACCATTAGCCCTCATGCGTGGTCGCTCATTCGATAATGCTTTCATCATCTGTGATGAGGCGCAAAACATTACTACACACGAATTGAAGATGCTCCTGACCCGCGTAGGTGAAGGGTCAACCATCGTACTCAACGGGGACATTCAACAGACTGACCTCAAAGAAGGTGATGGACTAACCAAAATCACACACCTAGCAAAGAAGCACATGCTTCCTGTACCAATCGTAGAGTTCACCTTAGACGACATTGTTCGCTCAGGTATCTGTGCACAGTGGGTTAGAGTTTTCTACAAGGAGAAACTGTGATAACTTGTGAGTAATTAGAACGCAAAAAGCCCCCACTTGGGAACCCTTACGGGAACTCAGGTGGGGGCTTTTTTTTGTTTAATAACCTGATTTCTTCTTGGGCTTCTTAGCCGCAGGTTTCTTCTTAGTCGTGGCTTTCTTAGCAGCCGCTTTACCAGCTTTAGTGTATGGGTACTTCTTCCCTTTGACCATTGGCATATTACTTCTTCCTTTTCTTTGCAGTCTTAGCTGCTTTCTTAAAGTTACCAGCAGTAGGAGCGCCCTTACTGCCAACCTTCCTCATCTTCTCACCTGATCCAGCCGCTATACGTTTACGTTTAGCATGGATGTTTGCGTATAACCCTCTAGCCATGTTACCACTTCACCTTGTTAGCCCAATATGCTGCACTCATCTTGCCCTTCTTGATGTTCTTAGCGTGACGGGCCTTGAATGCTTCGTTGCGTTTAGAACCATCAGGGCTACCCTTGGCACCCTTCTGACCAAATCGGATAGTCTTAACCTTATCACCAACCTTGGCTACCACAACATGAGATTTAGTTTTGTGGTTGGGGGTGGCCTTGGGTTTGTTGTAGCCCGAAACCCCAGCCCGCTTAAGTCGGGAATCTTTCTCTTTAGCCATACTCTAGTCCCCTTTGTTTTTCTTACGTGCAGTCTTAGTCCTAGCATAGCTACGGTTCTTAGACTTAGCTTGTGTCTTCAGGTTGCTCTTACGGTTATCTTTTGGGTTACCGTTCTTATGTGCAACGTCCTTACCATCGCCCTTCTTGGCCTTACCAGCTTTTACCATCTTAGATCGTGCAGCGTTACGGGAGGCCCGCTTCTTCTTCTGCTCTGGCTTACCTTGGTAGTTGGCATACTCTTTCTTGTAGTCCCGCTTTTTAGCTGGCATTACAGATAGCCTCCCATTTAGCTCTGAAGTTATCTACTTCAATAATAGTTTGTGGTGTATCATTACGTGATACTGTTGGAGGGTCGATACTGCATATGGCGTCAATCCCGTAGTCCACCGTTTTTAGACAGCCGCTTAGTAGCGCTATCGATGTCAGTGTTAACATCAACTTCATCAATTGCCTCCATTTTCTTCTTGTAGTCCTTCAGACCATCAACCTGCTGTTGCTTCTTCTGGTCCCGTTGACCTGCCTTGAATACTAGCAGAATCGAGGCCCCAGCAGCCAAAACAAGCGCCACAAGGCGTCCCAGTTTTGACCCAACAAACCCTATTAGCCACATCATTTCCCCTTCAGCCCTACGGCCCCCTTAGTAACAGCCCGAAGACCGATGTTTACGAATGGCAGAATAACTACAGCCAGTGGTTCAATCAGCGCAGGGTCTACAACCTTGGCGTTGCGGTTTAGAATAACTACCACAACAGTGATTACGTTCACCCAGAAGGTCTTACTTACTAGGATGTTCTTTGTTTCGTTATCCATTTATCTCTTGGCCCCCTTGATTATGTGAATGAATACCAGTGAGTTGAACAAGAACCAGATGTAGTTGTTGTATTTTGCGCCCCACAGGTTCCCTGAAAGAAATGCAGCAGTCCACCCACTTTGGGCAACTAAGTAAAGAATACAAACAGCCATTGGCACCAAGAAATAATACTCGGTTGTTGGTGCAACTAGAGCTTTCGAAGATAATACCAAGGCATAGAGAGCCATGATAATCGTGATCGTGTCGATGGCTACTGTGGACATACTTTCTCGCTCCATGTTGAGTGGTTGTTGATTGTGTAACTTACGTTGACTGCTGCGGACACTAAAGCAAACCCCACAGCAAATAAGATGACACTTTGTATGCGTGGCTTTAAGGTCATATCAAACCTCCTTTCAACACCCAACTCACTATAGAAGCGAGAAGACCACCACCGATGATCCACAAGAACTTAGACAAGTTACTGTTGAGATTATCTTGCCCAGCTCTTAGGTAAAACAAGTCAGACTTAATGGACACTAATTGTATATCAATCTTATGTTGCTCTTGCTCTAGGGCCGACATCCTATTTTTAAGGGCATTTAGTTCCTCTTTTACTTCTATGAACTCCACTTTGTGGCCTCACTTCTTGAATAAAGTTTTTTCCTTTTGGCGTCTGGTAGTAAGGCCGTTAAGGACTTTTCCCTTCTGCTTATTCCAACGAGGAAACTGGTTAGCAGCCCCATCATAGTCAGATGCGTTCAGCAGCTTTAGCAAGGTAGACTTGCGGAATGCTGTGCCACCAATGTTGTAGATAAAGGAGGCCAGTGCATCATACTGGTTTTGGTTTAGTGGTACTTGGACATACGTGTCGATTGCAGTCTCTACCCACTGGAGGTCGTGCAGTAGCAGTGCTTCAGCACCCTCTTTTGTGATGACCATCTCCTTCTCAGCAGTCTTAGTGTGACCATAGCCGATTGTATAGACATCATTGGGTGTTGGTAGGTATGCCTTTAGGCGTAGGCCCTCAGACTCCTTGATTAACTCTACGTTCTTAACGCCCGTAGGAGTCCCAGAGAGGCCCTGTGAGGCCCCTCCGTTCTTTTTAGTAGTGGATGTAGCTAAACCACTAAGGATGCTCAGGAGAGCTTTAATAAACTTTTCCATTACAGGCTGGCCTCATCACGTATTTCATACAAGTCAGCTAGAAGCTCTTGACGCGCAGGTGTGCGTGGGAGAGCCTTAGTCTCATTGATTAGGTCAGTTACGTCAGAAGCATTGACCTTTCCACCACCATCGACAGTCTTAACCAGAGCGTCAACCTTCTTAGCTGTGTCAGAACCCTCACCATGAAGCGCGGAGGCTGCACCTGCCATAGACCGTAGGTTATCAGCCACATCAGTGCTTGGAGCAGAGGTTGGTTGGTTGGCAGCAGAGGCTTTAAACGCTTCGCCACCACTACGATCAGTGCGAAGGTTCTCAAACTCACCTGTTGGTGTCTGCACGAATGCACCAGCTTCTCCAGCAGGGGCAACAAGACGTGTACCAATGTCGGTAGTAGCTTCTGGCTGGTTGTCACCAATCTGTGCAGGTGAAGAGCTAGGTGGTGTAGCTTGAGCAGCGTTAGTTGCTCGACCACCGCTAGTAGCATTCCACTTGTCAATCCAAAGATCAGCAAACTCACCAGCAGTCATATCCAAGCTACCACCATTGTTGATAATGACTTCATCTGACAGAAGTGTGTTCACAGGGCGATTACGATTCTTCAGGAGCCTAGAAGCACCACCCCCACCTTGTTGGTGAGCTAGGTAAAGTTCAGCACCTGTTGGTTCACGACCTAACACCTTGCGGAGTTTAGCAGCGTTCTGTTTAGCAAACTTAGCAGCGCCTACAGTTGACTGTTGAGGATCGAAACGATCAGTTACACCAAACTCTCTGGCGTTGCTGTCGATCTGTTGGAACAAACCACCAGCACTAGAGTTAGGGTTCTGAGCAGCAGGGTTACCACTGGACTCAATCTGAGCAGTACGCTCCAGATAACCTGTAGGTAGGCCATACTCCTGCTCAATGCTATCGAAGTCTACGCCAACACTCTGAGCGATACGCCCGTTAGCCACTGGGGCTTCAGGTGCAGTAGGTGTAGGTGGAAGCTCTGTAGTAACGATACCACCAGCATCAATGATTGCTTGGTTCTCAAGTGTGGTTTTTGCATCAGCAGCAATTGCATCAGCTTCAGCATCCACAAGGTTGAAGTCGGCTGAGGTGAGTTCACGTACCTGAACCCCAATATCACCAAGGTTCTTAAGGACATTGAACTTATAGACTGCATCACCAAGGACATCAACACTCCTGTCACCCACTTCAAGGTTTAGGGATGTTGGTATCTCGGTAAGGTAAGCGTCACGGCTTGCTTCAATACCAGCCACAGCAGCAGGATCGTTAGCTGAGGCAGTAACTATGGCAGCCTCAAATGCTTCCATCTTCTGTGTGTGTGTTGGTCCACCATGCACAAGCACAATGTTACCGTCTTGCAGAGTTGGGATAAAGCCTTGCTTTGATGCCTCTGTGCGTAGCATCTCCACGTTTGTTGACAGGTCGCTAGACAGGTTAGTGACCATAGTGGTCTTAAAGTTAGGGTCATGCTTTGCAGCTAGGTCGTATGCTTGAGTTTGGTTTTCAACGTTCTGCTTATACCAGTTCTTACCAAGCACCAGTGGTGTGTCACCAGACTCAGTTTGAGCTACAGTGAATGCAGCCATGGTGGCAGAAGCAAAGCCAACACCACGCAGCGTCTCTGGAACTTCAGCATATACTTCACCAGCAGAGGATGTACCACCCCAGACTTTAGCAAGCTCAGAGAAACCTGCGAATGAACGGTCACGCTCTTTCTTAGATAGGTTCTGAGCAGCCTGTAGCGCAGCGTCAAAGTCACCACCCTCGTAGGCTTCCATTACAGCACCAACATCACCAACCATAGATGCAGTGATAGCAGCAGTAAGTTCTGGGTTCCCTTTAGCAGCTAGGCTGAGGGCATTAACTTTATCAAGAGGAACACCAGCTTCGATCATACCTAAGTATGCTTCGTTGTCTAGGCGCTTCTTAATCTGTGCAGGGTCAACTTCTTTAGTCAACCAAGTAAGCGTTGAGTCAAACTTACCAAACACTTGGTTTCTAACAGCCTCAGGCATCTGCCCTAATTCACCAGTAGTGACATCATAAGCACCAGCAATGCGACGTGTCTGGATGTCAATGTAGGCAGAGCGGAATGTTTCCATAACCATTGGGGCGTTTTCACGAGTAAGCACAGTGCCAGCTAGTTGTGGGATAGAAGCAGTGATACCAGTGTCATCCAAGTTGATGGTAGCAGATGGGTTTAGCATCATGGACTCAACAGCGTCAGTCATAGCAGTAGCAACTGTATCAGCGCCACCCTTCATGTTGAAGCCTTCGAGTGTCCACATCTCATCACGACGTGCAGCATTCACACCATACTGCTGAGTTTCCTCAGTTAGTAGTTGTGCTTTGACCTGACGATCTATCCAACTAGCGTGTTGTCCAGCCAAGTAAGCTGTACGTTCGGCTTCGTCTTCAATAGAAGCAGCAGTGTCCTGAGCTACCACACCATCAGGAGAAGTCGCCCAATCCTCACGTAGCTTAGCGGAGATTGTACGCTCAGAGTCAGCTTCAGCAGCAAAGTCAGCTACATTCTGGTTGAGGGTTGCCTCAGCAGTGCTAACACCCCAGTCAGCAGCAGATGGGTTACGCTTACCGAAGCTACGCAGTTGGCCCATAGATGCTGTTGCAATGTCTTGGTCAGGGTACATGTCCTGCCACAAAGCAGCATTACGCTCATCCTCAGAAGGTGCACGTGCTGCTTGGGGTTTTGACAGGAAGGAACCAGTGAGACTGGACAATGCGCCCAGCCCCCCTGCATCACCCTTTTGTGCTTCGACGAAACCAACACCGCCATTTAGTTGTGGAGCGAATCCAGCCATTACTTATTCCTCTTTGTTAATGTCACGAGCTAAGTCGTGCTGTACGATTCTAAGGGACAAATTGTCCACGATTGTTCCACCACTACGACGGACTTCCTTGTCGATAACAAGTTGCTCATGTGGTGATAAGCTGTGGTATAGCAAAGAGATGTTTTGGATGGTTTGTTGTGCACCATCATAATCCCCACGCTGTAGCATAGAGTTTACGTTGTTCCACTCTTTCTGCACCTTGCTGACTGTGCTACCCAAGAAGAGCTTCTCAAGTTTTGCCATGTTCCCATAAGAGAACGCAGCAGAGTGAGCCTCTAAAGGAACACCAAGGGCAATAAAGATACCCTCCATGTCTGTCAGCTTATCGTCTAGCAGAGCGTTGTCCTTCGTTAGATACTGACCGACCTTGAATGCCATATAAGCATTGTAGGATTGGTTGCCAGTAGAGAAGGTACGACCAAAGCGTCCAAGGCTTTCACCAAGGTCACTGAAGTCACCAGTAGTAACGCCCTTAGCCATACTCTTAGCACCACCAAGAAGAACACCGAGAGCTTCACCACCAACTTCGAGGCTAGGGCCACCAAGTGTAGTAAAGATGTTGTTCTCAGACATGTCCTTCATCATCATGAAGATGTTGTCACCAGACCCCAAACGTGAGGACAGGTTTGTATCGACACCAGACATCTCACTCAGGAGGTAGTCCAAAGTACCACGCTTAAGTAGTGTGAAGTTCTCTTCACTAAGGTCATTACCATAGCGGTAGTTGTAGTATTCCATAGCTGTGTTAGCGACACCCCAACCACTAGCGCCAAAGACGACAGTGTGTGTGGCAGCAAGCCGCAGCTTCTCAGATGTGGTCAGAACACTCTTGCCACCCATAGTGCCAGCGAAGATAGCTTCGTTGATACGGAAGGAGTAGGACAAGAACTGAGCGAATGGTAACTTATCGAACCCGATGCGACTTACACCAGACATAGCCTGAGTTAAAGTATCCTGACGATTCATGATCCACTTTACGCCATGTTGTGAGCGTGGCAGACGTGTTGGGAACTGAGAGACATACTCAAGGTAAGCTGTGTTCCAAGCAGAGGTACGAGCAACTAGTTCCCCCTCGTTAAAGAATACACGGCCTTTCTCACGAACCTTACCAACACTTTTACCAAGCACACTTGAAGCTGTAGCAGCGTCTGAGCCAAACTCAGCTAAAGATACACCAATAGTTGAACGTCCGTAGTCCTTGAACATACCAACCATGTCAACAAACTGATCGCCAGTGATACCACCAGCACGACCAACAGTCTCACCTAGCTTCTTAATAACAGCAGGGTCGCCGTTATGCAGAGCAAAGCGAACAGGTCCGTATAGTGCAGAACCTTGGACACCCTTAACACCACCAACAGCTACAATGTTAATAGCCTGTGAAGCCTGAACATAAAGCTGTGCAGGGTTGAACATGCCCAACTTAGCATCAAACGTGAAGCCACGAAAAGCAGTCAGAGGGTTGGTAGACGCCATGTCGGCGGCCCAGTTAGCAGACTTCTTGAAGCCCTTGCCATATAGGTAGTCACCAATGCCACCCATGAATGAGTTCCACTGAGCATCCCCAAGGCCACCACGATCAAGACGAGCTAGAATCTTCTGTTGCTCAAGAGCAAGTTTAGAGCCTACGCCTTCGATATCGCGAATCTTAGCCTTAGCTAGTTTCTGACGGAGTGTCAGGCCATTTAGTTCAGCAGCATTCTCAAGCACGTTGTTGCGGATAGCAGACTTAAGCAAACCGTTGATTGAACGTGCAGCGTATGCTCGGAAGCTCTGGTTAGCAATAAGCTCTGTGCTGGACTTCTGCATAGCCTCAAGAGGAGACAGCACACGGTTCTGCTTACCACCGTACCCCACAAGAACAGAGTTCCTACGAGACTGTGGGTTAAGCGCCCGCATGTCCATTGAGCGGTTAAGGGTCATGCCACCAAAACCACCAGCTACATCAGCATCAATGATATCTTCACCATGACGAACAAAGTCAAACTTCTCAGAAAGGTTTACACCAGACTCATCAGCCCACTTGAGTAGTTGGTCTACGTTATGAACGCTAGGGTTCCAAGCAGCGTTGGCAGCTACTACAGCGTCAGCCTTAGCGTTACCACGAAGGGTTGCTACAGCAGCGTTGTCAAACCCAGAGCCAAGGCGTACACCAAGGTCATCAATGATCCTATTGAGTTGCGAGACAGCAGCCTTAGCTTCGTCAGCAGTACGAACACCCATTGCAGTGAGGGGAGAGACCTTGTGGACAGACCCATCAGCCATTGTGCGTTTACGGTTCTGCTTAACCCAGAAGTTGACCTCACCATTCTTATATATACGTGTGCCACCAGAGTTCCGAGCAAGAATGTCGGAGTGGTACAGCTTACGAGACACAAGGTCATCACCTGTCACAAACATTGTCTGTGTACCGAAGATGTCTTGGTCAGGGTCGTAGTTGCGGAAAACAGTTTGTTCTGGTGGCAGCTCGTTAAGAGACAACATCTTACCAGACTTACTGTCGTAGACCATGGCGTCAAGAGGAACATCAGCAGAGCGTATAGGTACTACACGATACTGGTTGTCCAAGACTACTACACCATCAGTGACTTGCTTCTTGAAGAATGCATCAGCTTGGATAAACGCTTCAACGTCACGTGCTTCTTGAACACGTGCATAAAGAGCTACCTGAGCGTCTGTGGCATCCTTACCATACTTAGTCTTAAACTCGTTACGGAAGCCTTGTAGTGTGTAGGACTCACGCTGGTTAGCAAACTTGCCATCACGCAGCATCTCAAACATACCATCGACTTCATTGATCTCAGCACGGGAGTTCAGCTTAGTGACCTCTTTAATACGTGCAGAGGCAGTCTTCTGCCAAATCTCAGATACTGATTCACCTGTAAGTAAGGCTGCACGGTTAGCATCTGATGTCTGTGTTGCAGGGGAGCCTAGGTAACGCGCTACGAAGCCATCAGCTAGTTGGGAGGTTGGGGTAGCGGAGAACACACCGAAGTCACGTAGCGTGGCTCCTACGGCCTCTGAGGGCACGTTCTGTGCTTGTACCAC